TATTGGTTGTTGCTGTTGATCCAGTAGCTAATTTTACTCCTGTATCTCCTTTGATCTGAATTTCTTTTTTCTTTACGGAATATGGGGCACTAAAACTTCGAAACCATAGGTCGGTGACATCTTCTGGGACATTCATTCGACGGTTCCATGCATAAAGAGCATAATAGAGCGGTCCTTCATCTTGACTTTGATCCATCATAGTGTAATCTCCTTCAATGAACTCCGGCCATTCAGGGACATGGCGGTTCAAAATTAAAGAATCATCTCCATTAACAAAGAAGCAAGTATCAGCACAATCAAGGCATTTCTTCATAGCTTCAGAGAGACGATTACTGGTATATCCAGAACAGAAGATCACACGAAAAGTGAATTTATCGATTTTATAGACAACATCTTCATTCCACAGTTTATGCAGTTCAAACGCGAGGGCACGTGAAGCTGCGGTGGTTCTTGTATGATATTGAACTTCAAGATTACAAATCGCTCGAGGTTTGATGGACGTTAGACCGGGAGCTACTTCTTTCACCATTATTGTTTCATCAGATTTGACATGGAAAGTCTTTTTCAGTCTGACAACTCTTCCTTCTTGATCAGCTTGATCACCGTCAAGAAGTCGTTTTCCTTTTGGTCCAGGCATTTCGGCAGCACATTGTTCAATTGTTGGTAATTCATCAATCGTAGAGTCAAACAACCCAGTGTTAAGCGCTAGGGTGACTAAGTACTGCCAATTAGCATGTCGAATATCAGGTTCTAGAAAACCAAGATGAGGATCCTTATGCATTCTGTCAATAACACAACCAACTAAATTGGGAATGTTATTTGAGGGCATCCACATCAATCCATTATTAACTAACAAAGGATAGATGCGATTATGACATGTTTGATCGCCTATAGCGACAACTTCAATCGGATCGATAGGTTGATTATGGTATAAAACTTGAAATTTTCCATGATTGGCATCAAAAGGAAAAGGTTTTCGTGAAACAGAGGGTAAACCTGTAACGGGAAGAGCACCATGAGCGACTCCAGCATCTATATCAGGGTCAGGATTCTGATCAACATATTCATCAATCCAGCGATTAACTGCGGCTTGAGGGAGAATTGTGAGATCAGAAGTATCTTCGATGAAGTGCGGACG